TGATGGGGGAGTTTGACGAGAATATCGCTGAATCCCTAGATGAAAATCAATTAAGTGGTATAGCCAACGATCTTTTAGGGTTGATTGACTCTGATGTAGAGAGCCGTAAAGACTGGGCAGATACGTTTGTAAAAGGTCTGGATGTGCTTGGTTTTAAGCATGAAGAACGTACAGAACCGTGGGAGGGCGCTTGTGGAGTGTACTCTAACGTGTTAGCAGAAGCAGCTATTCGTTTCCAAGCAGAGACTATGAGTGAAACATTCCCTGCTCAAGGCCCTGTAAAGACAAAAGTGTTGGGTCAGGAGACTAAAGAGAAGATGGAAGCCTCTGAACGTGTGAGGTCTGACATGAATTATCAGCTTACAGAGAACATGGTTGAGTACCGATCTGAGCATGAAAGACTACTATATAACCTTGGTTTGGCAGGTTCTGCGTTCAAAAAGGTATATTATGACCCAAGTATGGGTAGACAAATGTCCGTATTTATACCTGCAGAGGATGTGATAGTGCCTTACGGAGCATCGCATATAGAAACAGCAGAGCGTGTAACGCATGTTATGCGTAAAACCAAGAACGAGTTACGAAAATTACAGGTAAACGGGTTTTATCGTGATGTAGATCTTGGTGACTCACAGCCCTACCACAGTGATATAGAAGAACGAAAAGCAGAAGAAGGTGGGTATTCTCTTACAGATGACGACAGATATAGCATATACGAAGTTCATGCAGAGATGGTCATAGATGGTATAGATGATTCAGAGAATGATATAGCCAAACCCTATGTGGTGGCTATGGATCGTGGGTCTGGAGAAGTATTATCTATAAGGCGTAATTGGGATCAAGAAGATGAATTATCGTTAAAACGACAGCACTTTGTACATTATGTCTATGTCCCAGGATTTGGATTCTACGGACTAGGACTTATACATATTATCGGTGGATACGCTAAAGCGGGAACTTCTTTGATACGTCAGCTTGTAGATGCAGGAACACTTGCTAACCTCCCAGGAGGTCTAAAAGCAAGAGGATTACGTATTAAAGGCGATGATGCACCTATAGAACCTGGAGAATGGAAGGACGTAGATGTACCGTCAGGCAGTATTCGTGAGAATATCATGCCCCTACCATACAAAGAACCAAGTCAGACATTGCTTGCATTGTTGAATCAGATCACTCAGGAAGGCCGTAGACTGGGCGCAATAAGTGATATGAACATATCTGACATGTCTGCTAATGCTCCTGTAGGGACAACCTTAGCGCTCTTAGAGCGTACCCTGAAGCCTATGGCAGCAGTACAGGCACGTGTCCACTATGCTATGAAGCAAGAGTTTAAAATGCTCAAGGCTCTTATGGCAGAGTACGCACCAGCAGAATATGCCTATCAGCCAACAAGAGGTGAAGTAAGCGCACGTCAGGCTGATTATATGATGATTGACGTTATCCCTGTGTCGGATCCCAATAGTTCTACTATGGCACAGAGAGTGGTGCAGCATCAAGCGGTCTTACAGATGGCTCAAGCTGCACCACAAATATACGACCTACCCCAGTTACATAGGCAAATGATAGAGATACTAGGGGTGAAGAACGCTGATAAGATAGTTCCAACTAAGGATGATATAAAGCCAACAGATCCTATAAGTGAAAATATGTCTGCATTAATGGCTAAACCTATGAAAGCGTTTATATATCAAGACCACGATGCTCATATAGAAACACATATGGCCTTCTTACAAGATCCTATGGTTGCCCAGATGATAGGGCAAAACCCGCAGGCAAAACAAATTATGGCCTCTTTGCAAGCGCATATATCTGAACATCTTGGATACAAATACCGTAAAGATGTAGAAGAAAGGCTTGGGGTTGAATTACCTACACCTGACGCAGAGTTGCCTGAAGAAGTAGAAGTTAACTTGTCAAGACTTGTAGCTACGGCAAGTAAACAGCTTACTCAGGCACATATGCAACAGATGGCACAAAAGCAAGCTCAACAGAAAGCTCAAGACCCTGTTGTTCAAATGCAACAAGCTGAACTACAGATTAAGGCACAGGAAGTACAGAGAAAATCTAAAAAAGATCAGGCTGATGCTATGTTGAAAGCCGAGAAGTTAAGATTAGATGAACAAGAGGTACAAATAGATGCCCAGAAGAACAATGTACAACTTGAGATAGATAAACGAGATAAAGATAACAAAATGGATATGGAAATATTCAAAACTATAAATCAAAATAATAAAGGTAAATAATGGCTAAAACCGTCTTTGACGTGCTTAAAGAAAGAATCGAAACTGATATAGTTTCTGCAAAAGATTTTCTTGCTGGAGGGGGAGCAAAAGATTTCTCTCAATACAAGGAAACGACTGGCTTGATACGGGGTCTAGAAGCTGGTCTGTCTCACATACAAGACCTCTCGCGCAATTATATGGAAAGTGATGATGACTGAAGTAATAAAACTAACAGACGAACAACTAGAAGTGCAACTACCACAACCTGTAGGATATAGGGTGCTTGTAGCATTACCTGAAATTGAAGAAACTTATGAGAATACTAAAGTTTTAAAAACAACAACAGAAATGCGTAATGAGCATATTATGTCTATAATAGGTCTTGTTGTGGATATGGGGGGTCAAGCGTATCAAGATACAGATAGGTTTGGAGATACTCCTTGGTGCAAGATAGGCGACTACGTAATGTTTCGTGCTAATAGTGGCACGCGATTTAAGATAGACGGAAAAGAATACCGACTTATGAATGATGATTCGGTTGAAGCCGTTGTAACAGATCCTCGCGGTGTAGCGAGAGCAGTTTAAGGAATACAAAATGGCAATGCAGAAAGTAGAATATAGTTTTCCTGATGAGCAGGATGATAAAACAGATATTGAAGTTGAAAACTCAAGTGCAGTAGAAATTGATGTATCGAGTGATAAAGATAAAAAAGAAAGTCTAAAAGATGAACAAAAAGTTAGCGAGCCAGAAGATAAAAGAGTCGAAAAGGTTGAGGCTGAGAGTGGAGTTGAAGTTGAAGTTGTCAATGATACGCCAAAAGCTGACCGAAATCGTAAACCTTCTGAGCCTCCAGAAGACCTTACTGATGAAGAACTTGGTGATTATTCCGAAAAAGTTCGTAAACGTATTCAGCACTTCAGTAAAGGCTACCACGATGAAAGAAGGGCAAAAGAAACAGCGTTCAGGGAAAGAGAAGAACTAGAACGGTATGTTAAATCTGTTCAAGAAGAGAATAATAAACTAAAAGGTAGTGTTAACAAGAACCAGACAGCACTGCTTGAACAAGCAAAGAAAACAGCAACTGTAGAGCTTGAACAGGCTAAAAAAGCATATAAAACAGCGTATGAAGCTGGAGATGCAGATGCTGTTGTTACAGCACAGGAAAGTTTAACCGCTGCTAAGATTAAGACTGATAAGTTAAATAATTTTAAAATCCCTGCTTTACAGGAAAAAGAAACTCCTATACAACAAAAAGAAGTAGTTCAAAATCCAGCACCCGTAACAGATCAACGGGCAGTTGATTGGGCTAAAAAGAATACTTGGTTCGGTACAGATGATGAAATGACAAGTCTGGCACTGGGCCTACATAATAAACTCTCGAAGCAAGGTGTAAACCTGCAGAGTGATGAATACTACGAGGCAATAAATACTCGTATGCGGCAAGTCTTCCCAGAGAATTTTGAGGAAGAAATTGCAAAACCAGAGGCTGAAAAGCCAAAACGACAAGCGAATGTGGTTGCACCCGCTACGCGGAGCACAGCACCTAAGAAGGTGAAATTAACGCAAACACAGGTAGCTATAGCGAAAAGGCTAGGAGTGCCGATAGAATTATACGCCCAAAAGGTTGCAGAAGAAATGAGGAAAGAAAATGGCTGAAAATCGAATAAACAGAGAACTTGAAACCCGTGAGAAAACACCACGTAAAAAGTCTTGGCAACGTCCTGAAGTTTTACCTTCACCGACACCCGAAGCTGGATACGCCTACCGTTGGATACGGACAAGTAATCAAGGACAGATTGACCCCACGAATGTTTCTTCAAAATTACGTGAAGGTTGGGAACCTGTAAAAGCAACAGATCATCCAGAAATAACATTAGTTACTATAGAGAATGAAAACTTTAAAGATAACGTTATTATTGGTGGTTTAATGCTGTGTAAGGCTCCGCAGGAATTAGTAGAAGAGCGTACCGATTACTACAAACAGCAAACGGACAATCAAATACATTCTGTAGACAACAACCTCATGCGAGAGAACGACCCTAGAATGCCCTTGTTTCACGACAGGAAATCTAAGGTTACTTTTGGAAAAGGCAATTAATATAGATCAAAGGAGAATTGGATATGGCTTATCCAACTATAGATGCCCCTTATGGGCTTATTCCCGTTGGCTTGATTGGTGGTCGTCCTTACACAGGTGCTACTCGACAAATGAAAATAGCTAGTAACTACGGCACAGCTATTGGAAAAGGCGATTTAGTAAAGCGTGTAAATGACGGAACTATTGAGCGTGATGGAAGTACATCAGCGTTACCAGCTACTGGCACATTAGGTGTCTTCATGGGATGTCAGTATACTGACCCAAATACGAGTCAGTTAACATTTAACAATCAATATCCTGCCAGCATTGTTGCTAGTGATATTCATGCGTTTGTGGCTGATGACCCTGACTTGATAATGAAAGTAGCTATATGCTCTTCAGGTACAACAATGGCAACATTGGGAAGAACTGTGATTGGTAATAAAACAGCTCTCATTAGTAATACACTAAATACTACTAATGGAAGTTCGAAGTTAGCTGCTAATAATAGTGTAGCTACAACTTCTACATTGCCACTTCATATTATTGATGTAGTTGATAGCACAGCGACTGAAAGCGATACCTTTCAAGAACTGCTAGTTATATTTAGCACACATACTGATAATGGTAGTAACGTGTTCATTGGTGGACATGCCTATCGTAATCCAGTTGGCATATAGAGGAGATAAATAATGGCTATTTCACGCGCACAACTCCTTAAAGAACTACTTCCTGGCTTGAACGCATTATTCGGTTTAGAGTATGCAAAGTACGGTGAGGAACATGCAGAAATTTTTGAAGCAGAAACTTCTGATCGTTCTTTTGAAGAAGAGACTAAGCTATCAGGCTTCTCCGCAGCACCAGTCAAAGACGAAGGCTCTGCCATCGAATACGACAATGCTCAAGAGGCTTTCACAGCTCGCTACAACCATGAGACAATCGCAATGGGCTTTTCAATTACTGAAGAGGCTATTGAGGATAACTTGTACGATTCTCTATCGGCTCGTTATACAAAAGCACTGGCTAGGGCTATGGCGTATACAAAACAGGTCAAGGCAGCTTCTATCTTAAATAATGCCTTTGACTCAGGTACTACCTACGGAGACGGAGTAGAGCTTTGTTCTACTGCACACCCTCTCGTAAGTGGTGGAACTAACTCCAACGAACCTGCAACCGCAGCTGATCTTAATGAAACTTCTTTAGAAGCGGCTATTATTCAGATTGCAGGTTGGACCGATGAGAGAGGGTTGCTCATTGCATCTCGCGCTCGGAAGTTAATTATTCCTTCAGACTTACAATTTGTAGCGACTCGATTGCTTCAAACTGAAGGACGAGTAGGCACTGCGGATAACGACCTC